TTCCGTTCGATATGCTTGTAATAGACGAAAGTAGCTCGTTTAAAAATCATGCGTCGCTTCGGTTCAAAGCCTTGAAGCAAGTGCAAGCTTGTTTCAAAAGAGTTGTGATCCTCACAGGAACTCCTGCACCAAACGGCTTAATCGACTTGTGGGCTCAAATATGGTTATTAGACAGAGGCGAACGCCTGGGCAAGACTATTAGCTGGTTCCGGGATAACTACTTCCGTAAAAGCTACAACGGCTTTAGCTACGACGCTTTAAACGATAGCGACGAGCGCATACACAATAAGCTGACAGATATTTGTATTTCAATGAAGTCAGAGGATTACTTGGAATTACCGGAGCGTATCGACTCTTTTATTAATATCGAGTTTCCTCCAGCTCTTATGAAAAAGTACAACGACTTCGAGCGCGAGAAAGTTCTGGAAATGTTCAACGAGGACGAAACCGAGATTACGGCTATGAACGCTGCCGCTTTATCTAATAAGCTTTTACAGTTTGCCGGTGGCGCAATCTACGACGAGGACAGAGGCGTACACGTTATACACGACTTGAAGCTTGAAGCTACTGAGGAATTTATCGAAGCTGCAAACGGTAAACCCGTATTGATTGCCTACACTTATAAGCATGAGTTAGAAAGACTTTTGGTTAAATTGGCGAAGTATAAACCAGTAAGGCTAAAAACCGATCAACACATAAAAGATTGGAATGCGGGTAAAATACAGGTCATGCTTATGCATCCCGCCTCTGGGGGACACGGATTGAACTTGCAAGAGGGCTACAGCTCTGCTCTTTGGTTCTCACTTAATTGGAGTTTGGAGCTTTATATGCAATTTAATAAAAGGCTTCATAGGCAAGGGAGAAAGTACCCCGTAAACATCGGACACCTTATTGCAAGAGGCACAGAGGATGAGAACGTGGTCCTGTCATTAGATGGGAAGCGAGACACACAAGAGATTTTGATGCAAGCCGTAAAAGCGAAATTTGAGAAGTATAAAAATAATTTTTAATTTTTATGCAAAATTATTTTTATATCTCGAATTAAGTATTATCTTTGGAAAGAATTTAAAACCAAATAAGATGGAAAGCACAATCGAAAAAATAGGAGTTCTGCTATTAATTCTCGTATGGCTAAAAATAGCGTACAGCGTAAACAAAATAATTGATTCTAAAACCAAATAACATGACAGCAACATACATCATAAGCGTAATCGCTTTTTTAATCCCGTTCGTGATCCTTTACTTATTAAGCGACACAATCACAGAAGCTTTAAGCGAAGGAGAGTCTTTCGCACCTAACGAGTTAAAAGGATTTAGATAATGGCTAGTATAGTAAACATAAAGTATCACTATCTCGCAATAGATAAGCCCTCAAATATTCTTTGTTTTGATTACGCAGACCGAGGAAGTAAACCAGATTTATCTGCGCATGTTGTGAGTAGCTTTCTATCAAAAGAAGGATATAACCACTTAATAGGTAGATGGAAAATTAAATACAAAAAGAATGCGTAAATACTTAATCAGTTACTTAGCTGAACAAAATGACGAGTGCGTGGATTGCGAGACAATAATCGAGGCGGGAACGGTGCAAGGGGCTTTGCATTTCTTTGAGTACAGAATAAAAGTTTATAAACGTGTAACGAAAATAGAAGAGATATGTTAAAAATTGACGACAGATTTAGTATTAACTCCGACGGTAACGGGGTAACGCTTCACTATAAGGAGGCAAAAGAATTAACGAACTTAGATACTCTCGAGAGTAAAACCGTTACGCAAAAAGCCTCTTGGCACTTTTTGAGTGTTCCGCAAGCCTTGAACAAATATAAAGACTTAGTGCTTAACCCTTGCGAGGATTTGAAGCAAGTACTTAAGAAGTTGTACGAAGTTGAAAAGTTAATTAAAACCTTTAAGTAGCATGAAAAAAGAACAATCAAACGTAGAACGCTTTTATGCGTGGCTGCAGAAGTGCAATAATATCTATCTGCACGACAACACACAAGTTACTAATGCCTTCCATAAAATATCAACAAAATGATAGACACTTTATTAATTTTAGGGCTGGTAATAGTTATTTGTATTTTAGCTATTATTTTGGCTTTGAGTAGGCAAAACAATAAATTTCTCCGAGCAGAGAACGGTGAAATTTTAGATAATAATGCGAGAATGGTTTTAAAAATGTATCGATTATCGATAGAAAAAAGAAAACTTGAGTCAGAATTAGAACAAAGCCGTTTAATAAATAAGCAATTCGAAAATAGTTTTAAGCCGAGATAATCATGCAGATAAAGAAATTCTTTTACGACCTTGAGACAACAGGCGTAGACCACAGACAAAACGGAATTCATCAAATAGCGGGATGCTTGGAAATAGACGGCGAGATAGTGGAAACGTTTAACTGGAACGTAGCACCTAACCCGAAAGCAAAGATTGAAGCTAAAGCCTTGGAAGTTGGAAACGTGACTGAGGAGCAAATAAAAGCCTATCCGGAAATGGGGCTTATATTCAGAAAGCTTAAAGCCCTCTTAACCCGCCATTGCGACCCATACAACACTAAGGATAAAATTTACTTGGTTGGGTATAATAACGCCCACTTTGACGATAACTTTTTTAGGGCTTGGTTTACCCAAAATGGAGACACCTTTTTTGGCTCTTGGTTTCATGCAGGGAGTTTGGATGCTATGGTTTTGGCAAGCCAATATTTGATTGAAAGACGGGCTAAAATGCAAAACTTTAAACTTATGACGGTAGCGAGAGAGGTCGGGATTGTAGTTGACGAGTCAAAATTGCATGATGCGAATTATGATATTTTATTAACTAGAGAAGTTTACAGAATAGTTTCGGGGCTTCAATTTGAGTTATAAATTTAAAACGTAAACAAATAAACAATAAAAAGCCTAACATTTTGATAGGCTTTTTGCATTTTTACCCTAAAAAGGCAACAAAGTAAACAATAATAAACAATAATTGTTTACGTGTTAAGCCTATATTTTACAAGGGTTAAGGGCTAATGTAAACAAAGTAAACAATAATATTAATATAAGTATATAATTGTATTATATAATAACATATATAACACGTATATATAACGCATACATACACGTATACGCACGTGAGAATTCCCTCAGTGCCAACAAAGTTAACGTGTTTATTGTTTCTTTGTTTACGTTTTGAGCTTAAGCCCCGTTGTTATTGGGCTGAGGGCGTAAACAATAGCTTTTATCTTTGTTTCCCTAAAAAGCTAAGTGCTTATTAATCAGAGAGTTTGCACGTAAACAATGTTTTTTCCTTTGTTTATTTTGCTTTTAACTAAAATAAATTTATATCTTTGACGCATGAAGCCAAATAAAGAAAACATAATCACAGAGATTCTGATCGAGTTAGAAAAGGGAATTACCTTTACTGCTTGCATGGAACTTTTTGATATGATTTGGTCCTTGCCCCCTACGACCTTTAAGAGATACTGGGCAGAAGCCAATTTAAGATACACAGAGGTTAATCAGAAGGCTCAAAAAGAAATTTCTGATATACTTGTAGGCTCGGCAAGAGAGCGCCTTAAAATGGCTATAATCGGCAAAGACGAGCGTATGGAAATTTTAACTAAGATAGCCAAAGGGGAGATTTCAATTAAAAAAGAAGTTGCCACAAAGTTTGGCGTTGAGATTCTCGATGTAGTTCCTGACTTCAACGACAGAAAAGCAGCAATTGCAGAACTTAACAAAATGGATGGGGAATATGCGCCAATCAGAAAAGATGTAACCTCCGGGGGAGAAAAGCTCGCAGCACCAACTTTTGAGATAATCCTCGACAATGGGGAAAGTTAGACTTTCAAAAAAGCAATCTACCGCCTGGCGTTTGCTCTTTGATGATACTACGCTTTTTGTTGGGTATGGAGGAGGAGCTTTTTCCGGAAAATCTTATTTGATGTGCTACTGGCTTACTTACATGGCTAGAACTTATGCCGGTACGGCTTGGGGCTTAGGACGTAAAGAGCTTATTACCCTTAAGAAAACAACCTTAGTAACCCTTTTCAAAGTCTTTAAAGAGACGGGTATGCAGAACGAGGTTCACTACAACTACAATCAACAACTTAACAAAATAGTATTCGATAATGGCTCCGTTATTTACTTAATCGACACCGCCTATAAGCCTAGCGATCCACTTTATGAACGATTCGGAGGGTTAGAGCTTACAGGTTGTGCAATTGATGAAAGCGCAGAGACAGACCGAAAAGCTATTGATATACTTTTCACCCGTTTGGGCCGATGTCTTAATGAGCAATACGGTATTACTAAGAAAATGCTAGAGTGTTTCAACTCAGCAAAAACCCACGTTTACGACAGATATTACAAGCCTTTCAAAGACGGTAAAGAAACCGAAAGTAAAAAGTTTGTACACGCCTTGCCGACCGATAACCCAAGCCCGGAGGTTGCAGCTTACGTTCGAGATATTTTGCTAACAGGAGAACAAGCAACAATCCAAAGACTTATTTACGGTAATTTCGAATACGACGACAATCCCTTTGCTTTATTCAACTACGACGACATTTGCAACTTGTTTACAAACTCTTTTGTTGAGAAGACAGGTAAACGTTACATGAGTTGTGATATTGCTTACCTAGGTGCTGACGTTTTCGTGGTGACAATTTGGGAAGGCTTCGTAATTGAAAAGGTAATGGCGATAGATAAAATCGATGAGACTGCAATTGGTAATAGGTTAATTCTATTAGCTGAGCAATATAAAATACCTTATTCGCACATTGTTTATGATGCTGACGGCTTACGAAAGTTTACGGCTAACAGCCTTAAGAAGTTAGTAGCCGCCCGACCTTTCACCAACAACGCACAACCGATAAAAGGCAAAAATTACAGGAACTTAAAAACCGAATGCG